CCCATAAATATCCAAAGATAACCAATATCTTCAAATTTTTTTAATTTGTCTTTTATCACTGGATTTACAAGACACTTATATTTTTCAGCTTCGTGAACAAAAGCTGCAAGTAAGCAATCTGCTCCTTTTACTAAAAAGTTTTTACTCATAAGTTTTTGTTATTTAGTCCAATAATCAGAGATTTTAACATCTACGACTACTGGAATGGTTTTAATTACTACTTTAGCTGTATTAACCATAATATTCTGAAGAATATCTTTCCACTCTTCAGCAAACTCTTCTTTACAGATACATTGAATTTCATCATAAACTGAAAGAATGATTTGAACTGGATAGTTGTTATCATCTATAGTTTTCTGTACGTTAATCAATGCTTGCTTAATTAAATCAGCGTTTGTTCCCTGAATAGGGAGATTCTTAGAAGCTCTTTCAATCTCTCCAAGTACTTTATTGTCTTGTACTCTTAAAGCTTCTTTATGCTTTTCAAACCATCTGATTCTTGAATAAGGTGGAGATGTTCTTATGTATCCACGTTTTCTACCAAGTTTTCCAATACCTTCAAGAAATAGTTTAACTCTAGGTACTATAGAAAAGAATTTCTGGATAATAACTTCAGCTTCAGATACTTCAATTTGCATAGTATCAGCTAACTTATATTGAGACATACCATATGCTAAGCCAAAGTTAATTGTCTTCTGTACATCTCTATAAGTATATTCAGGTTTAGGTGGAAACGGCTTTTTAACATCTTCAATAGGTATATTGAAAGTCATAGCACATAATACAGAGTGTAAATCTCCACCTTCATTAAATACTTGTAACCAAGTAGGGTCTTGAGATAATTCTGCTATGATACGTAATTCATAACCACTATAGTCTCCACCTACAACTTTATAACCTTCAGGAGCTTCAAATGCTGATCTGATAGTTTTAGCTAACTCTCCCTTACTTGGAATTTGGTTAACGTTGGGCATACTCACAGAAATCCTGCCCGTACTAAGAATTTGCCAATAGTCAGGATGTATTTTTTTAGTTATTGGATTAATTAGTTTAAGAAATTCTAATCCAAACGAAGAGTCTAACTTGGCAATTTTTGAATATTCTATAAGCATAGGAACTATTTCACTCTTCTTTTTAATTCTTTGAAGAGCTCTGTCATCTACTGATTCAGTTTTTATACCTAAATCGTTATTGAGTAGTTCAAGCTTTTGTTTATTTGAAGCCCAATTAATACTACATTTTCTGGTTTCTACTTCAAATTCATCGAACAGACTTCCTTGTTTATAGAACACACAATATTTAGTAAAAGAATTATGTTCCGGTAAGTGTTTAGTTCCTAAATCATAAATAAACTTATCCAAGTTGTCTTCGATTTTCTTTTTATCTCTTTTAACAATAGTAGATACGTCTTTCCACTTATCAGAATTAAACGGTATCCCATCAAACTCCATTTGAGCGAACACTTTAACTGCTTCGTTTTCAAGCTTTACTACATTTTCTAATCTCCAGTAAGTTACTTTTTCAAGTTGTTTTTCTCTGATTATATTCAAATACTTAACATCGTTAGCTCCATATTCAATCACTCTATCACTTAAACCTTCAGAGTGTATCTTACCACGAATTTCTTTATTAAGTTCTACATTACAGTATTTAAACCCCACATCTTTAAGTGATAGTCCCCTGGTATCTAATCCTGTAGTAAGTATACACTCAACTAAGAAAGTATCATAGATATTCTTTGGTTTTATGTTATTCTTATAGAGAAATCTTAAATCAAACTTTGCGTTATGAAATAATAATAGTTTATCTGATTCTAATAATTCCTTTAACTGTTCTATATCTATAGTAGTACAGTCTACTACAAATTGATTATTAAAATCTCCAAGTTGTATTGATAGTATTTTGTTTCTATGTGCGTCAAATCCAGTAGTTTCTGTATCTACATTAATCCACTCTCTGTCTTTAAAATAGTTTATACATTGTTCTATTGTTGTTAGTTCAATAAATCCATTGTCAAACATTCTAGTTTGATTAGAAACAAAATAAATCACAATTTTAGAATTTCTGATACTATATAAAATATTTCTTTATATTTATCACTAGTTGCTATTAAATTCTCGTGTTGTTTTAGTGAATTTGAAACAGCACCATGAGTTAATCCGAGTTTTTTAGCTACAAAACTTATGTGACCATGATTTTTAATTGAAGAATATCTTTTCACTAAAAAGTACCGCAGCATGTGTCTCCCAATAACATTTTGTTCTATCCTACTATTAGAACCATCGAAGTTGATAATTTTATCAACTTCTAAATCCCAAAAGAAAGCTACAGTTTTGATGATTATTTCATCAGACAGAACAGTAGGAGAGATTAAATTATTTACAAAATCCATAGCTCTCTCTGCTGTTATTTCTTTTTTACTGTAGCTTTCTGAGATTAGAGTAAGTTCTTTGATTATAGACGGGATATATTTACTATCATATTTCATTTTAACCAAAAGAAACCTAATACATTATTACCTTCAGAGTAATAAATAAAGAGATATTCATCTACTGCATAAAGTGTGCATCTATAAACACCTTCTTCAATTTTTACCCAAGGCTCTTCAA